TGCAACAAAAATCTGTATTCTCTTTAAAGAATAAACGTCTGATATCAGAAATATACAAACAAGCAAAATTAATAGAACAAGAAGAGAATAAACCCAGTCAGGAGCTAGATGTAAAAAAAGAAGCAAAGACTAGGAAGAAGTCACACGGAAAGAAATCTGGACTAAATAAACTTAGAGGGTTAGATAATGGCAAAAAAGAAAGCCAAGAATAAATTTGAAGATGATGTTGTAAGTAATGGAATTATTAAGAAATACGGGGATATTGTAGAAGAAGGAACAAAGGTACTCAAAGACCTAGAAAACTTCAAAACTCTATCTATCTCTCCCTCGCTAGACCTAGCGCTAGGCGGTGGATTGAGAGAAGGAAGCGTTACTATTATGGCTGGCGACCCCAAGACTGGAAAAACGACGACAGCTTTGTACGCCGCAGCAAAAGCGCAAGCAGCAGGAAAGACCGTTGTCTACTTTAACACAGAAGGTAGGCTAACAAAGGAGAACTTTAAAGGTATCAAAGGATTAAATATAGAAAAGATTAAAATCGTACAAGCTACAGACGCTCAACCTGTGGTATCGGCAGAAACTTTTCTCAACGTGATAGAAACATATGTAAAAAACACACCAGACTTTTTTGGCATTGTAGACTCATCCTCTAGCATGGTCCCTCAAGACGAACTAGATGGTGATATTCGTACAGGTGTACGAAACCAACTACCACGCTTGAATTCTATGTTCTTTAAAAGAATTTCCAACGACGTAGGAAGAACAAAGGCCATGCTGATTTGTATTTTGCACAACATTGCAAACACCGGGGGTTCTAGATGGTCTCCCGCTAAAATGGCAGATGGCGGTAATATGATTCAGTATCAAGCGGGAACTAATATGGTCATCACCCACAGGGGGAAGTGGGAAGAAACAGATGACAATGGTCACGATGTAGGTCAAGTTGCCAACTGGCTAGTAAAAACATCTGCTGCTGGTGGCAAACCAAACTCTAATGCCGTATCTTATATAAAGTATGGAATCGGGCTTGATGAAATAAGAGAACTCTGTGAAATCGCAAACGAGTTAACTTTTATAAAACAGGCTGGCGCTTGGTACACTATACTATCAGCAATCGGGTCTGACGACAAAAGAATTTTATCAATCTTAAAAAAGAATGACGTAGACCCAAGTGATAAAGAAGCAACAGAAAAGCTTTTTAAGTTTCAAGGTATGGCAAAGTTAAGTAAATTCATAGAAGACAACCAAGAGATTCAAGATTTCTTATATGACGAAATCAAAAGCGTTCTATGAAAGTTACAGGTTTAAACGACAGAGAATATAACCTAGATCTAAAAAAATATATCGTAAAAAAAGATGACAAAACACAAAAATCTCGCTATCATATAATAGCGAGGAACATGTTACACGAAATGTTTTCTGGCTACAATATACTAGAGGAAGTAAAACTTCCGGGGTCTAGGTGTCCCAGTAAAAGGTCTGTGTTGTTCCTAGATTTTTTTATACCAAACCTATCACTAGGTCTAGAAGTTCATGGCAAACAACATTATGAGTATTGTAAATTCTTTCATAAAACCAAAGCTGGATTCTTGACATCGGTTAAAAGAGATGATATAAAAGAGCAATGGTGTACTCTAAACAACATAGAATTAATTGTTTTAAAATATTCAGACAGTACAGAAAAATGGAGAGGCCAAATTGACAGCCGCTGAAAGATTAAAAGAATTTCTGGATGGTATTAATAACTACATAACCGCCAAGAATATAACACCGACAAAGTTTAATACAGAATTTGCTTTAGCAGAAACCCTTTCTTTAGAAGATATGCAAAGACTAACCCAAGAAGAGTGTTTTGGGTATGCATACCAATTGATGCAGTATGTAGATCACGTTGGGTCAGAGCGCGCCCAGTGTGAAAACGTAATAAGGTGGTGTGAAGATTCGCTACAGAGTATAATTTCAGAATTATTATCCAGTGGGATATGGGATCAGTATGCAAAACACGAAACCAAGGTTGCTACAATTCTTAGAAACGACGATTTAGCAAGAAAAATCAACGAATGGAAAATTACTGCTCAAGGAAGACTTGAAAATATCAAGTCTAGAGAGTATAATATAAGAAGGAAGGCTGATATCCTATTTGAAAAAGGTAAAAGAAAATGAGTGATGATATTGTAAAATCATTATTAGAGTCGCTAACAGATGAACAGAAGGCTGATTTGGTGCAGTCATTATTAAAGACCAACAAGAAAGAAGAAGTAAAAGAAGAGATGGTCTCTTCTGAAGTAGGAGTAAACGAAGATTTTACTGTTACGCGAGATATAAACGAAACAAAAAGGAATATTCCGGTGAGAGCCAAGAAAAACAAGTGGGTTGACACAGGTGAACATCAGTTAGATGAAGATGAATTCTCCTCAAGTAGAAAAAGAGCATCTAGAACTAGAGGTAAAACAAATAAGGTTGAACTTGAATGCTCCGTGTGCGGAAAGAACTATATGGAACACCCAAGTTTAGTCTATGGAGAGTATCACCGATGTAATCGGTGTGGGGGCAAGTAATGGAATCCAAATTATTGGATTTGGGAGCAGAGAGAGCAGTACTTGCTGGTCTTTTTACCTACGGTCTAGAGTCATACGTTGAAGTCAGTGATATAATTGATCACAATAGTTTTTGTCATCAAAACAATCAATTAATATATAGATGTATTGAGAAGATACTATCAAAAGAAGCAGAGGTTGACTTACCTTCGTTGCTGTCTTCTGCTGACCAACTTGGCTTTTCTGAAACAATACAAACAAAGCAAGAGCTTGAATACATACGTTCTTTAATGGAATTTCCAGTAAAGAAAGAAAATGTAATTCATTTTGCTGCACAGATAAAAAAGTTTGAGTTCGCCAGAAAGATTAGAAGTCTAGCCAGTAAAATTGGTAGAGATATAGAAGAAATCAAAGGCGATGAAGACATAGATGAAATCGTTGGAATTATAGAGAATCCTATCACGGAGTTTCTGCAAGAAGATGACACTAGAGACAAACCGGAAAAGATAGGAGAAGGACTAGAGGAATATGTTGATTTTCTTATCGAAAATAAGTGTGATCAGATTGGAATAACGAGTGGATTTGATAGATACGATGCTGCTATTGGCGGTGGTTTACGGCGCAAATGTGTAGACTTAGTATCAGCAAGACCTAAAGTCGGCAAGTCTGTATTCGGTGATAATGTCGCGGTATCTGTCGCAAGAAAGGGTGTACCCGTCTTGATGCTCGACACAGAAATGAGCAAAGAGGATCACCTAAACAGAATACTCTCTAGTCTTAGTGGTGTTCCAATTAGTGAGATCTCTACAGGTAAATTTGCTCAAGATGAAGAAAAATTCATTGCTGTAAAGGCGGCGATGGATGAAATAAAAGAGATACCGTATACATATGTGAGCGTGGCGGGAGCGCCATTTGAGAATATATTAAATCATATTAAACGATGGGTCATCCGAGAAGTTGGAACAGACGAGAACGGAAGAACAAACGAATGTTTGGTTGTTTATGATTATCTAAAACTCATGTCATCTGCTGGAATCTCTGGTAACATTCAAGAATACCAAGCGCTTGGTTTTCAGATCACAAACCTGCATAACCTAGCAGTGAAGTATGACTTTGCTTGTCTTGCATTTGTGCAGTTGAATCGAGATGGTATCACCAAAGAATCTACGGATGCTGTAAGCGGTTCTGACAGACTTATTTGGTTATGTACATCGTTCTCTATCTTTAAAGAAAAGTCAGCAGAGGAACTTGCAGAGGACGGCCCAAAGGCAGGTAATAGAAAACTCGTCCCAGTCGTATGTAGGCATGGACCCGGAATGCAAGATGGAAACTATATTAATCTTAGGATGGATGGTGACTACGCCCGACTTTCTGAATTGAGAACTAGAGACGAATTTATAAAATCTGGCACTGACGATGCGATTGAGGGCGCAGAGCTACCTTTCGAGGAAGATAAAAAATGAGTAGATACGAAGCAAAATTTAACGGCGGGCCTTCTCACGGAGACATTATTACTTTACCCAAAATACAGTCCACCTACAACGTCACCAAAGTATATGACAGCGGATTAATAACAGAATCTGTGTACTGGCTAGTAAGAGCAGAAGGCGAAAAGTTATTTTACGATTTGAAGGAAGAAAAATTTAAAGAGTACTCGACACACCTTGAGAGAGATCCTAGATGAGTATTATTCCATTATTTATAGCAACCTTTTGTTATGTACTAACCTGTTTGTCAAACATAAAACAAAAAGACTACCCTCACGCGCTCGTTTGGTTTGCGTATACTCTTGCTAACTGTGGATTATTGTGGTATGAATGGAACAAAACAAAAACTTGACCTAAACAAAGTAAAAGATCTAATTGTAGATAATATTGAGGTTTTACTTGAAGATCTAGATATAGACTATGAGTGTCTGTCTAATAATATTTTTATGAAATGTCCGATTCATGGTGGAGACAACGATAAAGGTGTTTCCATATCCCTGTCTCAAAAAAACTGGCGATGCTGGACTCGCGGTTGTCATGAGGACTTTGGTACAGATATATTGGGATTCATACGTGGGGTCAGGGAAGACCCTACATTTTCTGACACTCTAAGGTATGTCTGCAAGCTCTATAATATTGGAAACGAGTACAAGTCTACCTCAACGAAACCAGAAAACAAAAAAAGCGAGTTCGATGAGATAGTGAGCATTTTCAATAAAAAGGAACTATCCGTTCAGCCAGAGCGCGTAAAAACAATAGAAACATTAAACAATTCTTTTTATTTTGAAAAAAGAGGATTTTTACCTGACACATTGGACTATTTTGGAGTAAAAGATTGTATAGATAAAACGTCTAGCATGTGGAATAGGGCTATTATCCCCGTTACATCTGATGGACATAAAATAGGATATATAGCAAGAGCAACCAAGAACTTTATTCAACCTAAATATTTATTCTCTGATGGATTTAAAAAAACCCACTATCTTTATAACTATGATAAAGCTATTGGGATAGCTCAAGAAAAATCGGCACTATTTCTAGTAGAAGGACAGGGGGATGTATGGAGAATGTATGAGGCAGGAGTTAAAAACTGCGTCGGTCTTTTTGGAAAAGACATATCTGAAACACAAAAAACCAAACTAATTCAAAGTGGAGTTACCAACCTCGTTGTTCTAACTGACAATGACCAAGCGGGACGAGAGGGTAAAATGAAAATACAAAGAGAACTAAACAGAATGTTTAACTTGATTTATCCGCCGATGCAGAAAAAAGATATTGGCGATACATCTGTTAAAAAAATAACTAAACATATCTTACCCGAAGTAGAAGGACTTTATTGATGATTTTAGGCATATCTGGTAAAAAACAAGCAGGCAAGACAACCATTGCGAACATTATTCATGGTTTTAAATTAAAAAACAATGGCATGGTTATGGATTATAAAATAAACGATAAAGGCAAGCTAATTGTTAATACAAAAAATGCTGTAGGCAAAGAAGGTTGGGGTGAGTTTGAAATTGAAAGAAAAGACGAGGAATTTGTTGAGTATGCGCACTATAACATGTGGCCTAATGTCAAGCTTTACAATTTTGCTGATTCACTCAAAGACTTGTGTATTAATTTATTTGGACTGACTTACGAGCAGGCGTATGGAACAGACAAACAAAAAAATCAAGATCTATCACACATACGATGGGAAGATATGCCACATTTCCAAAATATGAACCTCATGGTAAAAATGCCTATTGACGCAAAAAAAAGCTGGGGATGGAAAGAAGGTTTAATGACCGCTCGCGAATTTATGCAATTTTTTGGTACAGACATTATGAGGAAAATACACCAAGATGTATGGGCAAATGCTTGTATTAATAAAATCACAAAAGAGGGTAGTGATCTTGCTATTGTTGCAGACGTTAGATTTCCCAACGAAGTAGAAGCAATTAATAAGGCTGGAGGTAAAGTCATAAGACTACTAAGAAATGTAAAGGACGACGATCATAACAGCGAAACTGCGCTAGATATAAAAAACTACGATTATGATAATTTTTGGCATATCTTAGATAATCGTAATATGACAATGGAAGACACGATTAAAGAAGTTAATAGTCTATTGGAGAAAATTTAATGCTAGTTACATATATTAGATCGTCGTCATATAACGCATACGACTACTGTCAAATGCAGTACTTCATTACTTATAACCTTGGACACAGATCCGACAGCGGAAAGAAAGCAGAACTTGGGACTATGGTCCACAAGGTTATGGAAATCCTCGCGGGACTTAAAAAATTCCAACAAGACAACTCTAGAAAGAAATATTTGGTTGTAGAAGATGACGCCGCAGGAAAAGTTAGAGTACATAAGGATAGACTCTTAACGGATGAGTTTGTAAATGAATTATGTGAGTTAAGTATAAAATGCTACGAAAAAGACTCTAAGCACAAGTGGTATCCAGCAGATAAAAAGCAGGTATCAACTCTATCTTGGATTACATTGAATTACAACGAGGGTCAGTTTGACCCTAGACTAAGAGACGTTGTAGACCCAGAACCTCATTTTGATATACTAATTGAAGAAGATTGGGCTAAATACGAATATACAATGCCCAACGGAGAGATTATTAAGGGACAACTTGCTATAAAAGGAACAATTGACCTTGTAACAAAGATAGATGATGATACAATAGAAGTTATCGACTGGAAAACCGGAAGGAGACTAGACTGGGCGACAGGACAGGAGAAAGATTATAAGAAATTATGTAAAGATCCTCAGTTGCTTCTGTATAATTATGCTATATCTAAACTATATCCTGATTATAAACAATCCATAATGACAATATTTTACGTCAAAGATGGTGGACCTTTTAGTATGTGCTTTGACAGATCTGACCAAGATAAATTCTTAAAAATGCTAGAAAATAGATTCAAGGAGATAAAAAAGAATGTAACTCCTAAACCATTAAGAGAAGACAGGAGTCATTGGAAGTGCCAAAAGCTATGTCATTTTTATAAGAATAATTGGCCGAAAACAGACACTCCAATGTGTATACATATAGGGGAGAAGCTAAAGAAAGATGGGATGGAAAAAACCGTAAAAGATTGCACTAGACAAGATTTTTCAATAGGTTACTACGAAGCGCCCGGATAATAAAAAACGAGAACTTGGAGATATTAGATGTTTAATCATGTTCATATTGGACGTAGAGCATTCCTGCAAACCAGCATTTTCGCTGCTGCTGGAACGCAATTTGCAAACGCGGAAGAAAAAGACTACGAAAGCGTTGAGGGTAAAGCAAAAAGCACCATTTTTATCTACCTACCGGGTGGGATTTCTGCACAGGAGTCTTTTGATCCAAAAACGGTTGCTCCGTTAGAGTATCGTGGCTCCATGAAAGCCATCAATACAAATGTAGAAGGCATACAGATCAATGAGCGACTGCCA